CAGGCGCACCCGCGCCCTGGCGCCATAGCGAGCCCACACCAGCAGGGCCGGTAGGCCCTGCAGGCCCAGGCGCTCCCCTGGTGGTGACCTGCGCCACCTTCACCCCGTCCCGGCGCACGGTTTCAACCTGAACCGTGCGCTGCTCCATCTCGATCAGAGGCCTGGTCATGCCACCTCCCTGGTGGCGCCTTCGTTCAGATAGGCGATACCCTCCAGCCAGTAGTCCACCGTGTTGTCCGGGTACCGGACCCGGAGGTCCCACACGCCCTGCGCGGCCACCGTGGCCGTGTTGGTCGGCGTTGCGGTCAGGATCAGCTCGCCCGCCGCTGCGCTCACCGCATTGCCGGTCTCAGGGTCGGCAGCCAGCGTGGCCAGGTCCAGCAGCTTCGTGGTCCTGGCCGTGTTCCACACCTGCGCCAGCACCGTGCAACCGGTCAGATCAACCGGCAGCGTGATGCGCTCCAGCAGCGTCGCCCGCTGCGGCACCACTAGGTCGTATCGGCCGGGCTGGAGCCCGAGGGCCGTTGCCATCGCTGCCTCATCGCTGCTTCAGGTTTCCGGTCCGTCAGCTCTCCCACGCTTCGTTGACGCCCGGTGTCGCCGGGTCGTCGCCCTGGAACTCGCCGCCCTCAGCAGTGCCGGCCGGCTTGCGGGCCCGCTTGCGGTGCTCCGCCGGCCGCTCCAGCGGGGCGGGGCACACCGCAGGCACCTCAGCGGTAGGTGGCGCCTCGATCGGGTCGGCCGCCGGCAGGATCGGCGGCTCAGGGGTGTTGAACGCAACGCCAGGCACGGGCAGGCAGCAACTGCCGCAGGTTTCCGCACCCGCCCACGCGAAAGGGGCCCCGCAGGGCCCCCAGCGCTTCACCGGCTGCCGCCGGCCTGCCTCACTGGGCAGGGTTGAAGTAGATGAACCGGTCGGTGCCGCTGCCCGGGCTGGGTGCGGCTGCGCCGTTGCTGCCGTCACCGGCAACCGCGCGCACCGCCATCACCCGCAGTGCCTCGCCGGAAGCCAGCGTGGTGGTGGCCATCACCGCATCACGCACCTGGAGCCCGCTCAGGGCCAGCTCGTCGGTGCCCTTGCCCGAGGCAGAGATCACCGCGATCGTGGCCCAGGCGCCGCCAGCGATGCTGCCCACAGCTGCCCCAACGGGCAGGTGAGCGGCCTGGATCAGGTAACCGCCCACCGCCGTGGGGTCGGTCACCACCTGCACCAGCTTGTAGGTGTTCTGGGCCGCCAGATCGGCGTTCAGCACACGGGCAGCACCGGTGCGGGTTTCGGCGTTCTGCTCGATGCCGGCGCGGACTGCGCCAACCAGAACGGCCTGGGCGTCGGGGACGTAGCCCCGGCGCTCCATCCCGATGGGAAGAGACATAGGAGGATCCTCAGAGAAGGGTCAGAGTTGGGGGCGATCAGGCCACGATGGCCGCGTCAGTGATGCCGGCGTACCGGGCCACCGACTTGCCGTTCAGCACGGCCAGGCCGACGTTCCAGTCCATCCGGGTGCGGAAGACCGGGGCGTCATGGACCTCGCCAAGGTCACGCACCTCGGGACCGAACTGGCCGCCGATGGAGCCCTGGATGCCCGTGGTCAGCTGGTCACCGAAGGCGACGCAGTAGATCGAGCAGGTGGCACCAGTGACCACGCTCACCCGGCCGGTGCCGGTGGCAGCAGCGGAGGTCACGTTGGCGTTGGTCTTCGCGTAGCTCACCGACGTGGCGGTCACGGCGGTCACCGTGTAGCTGCCGTTGAACAGGTTGCTGTTGTTGGTGACGCCAGCGACCGTGATGGTGTTGCCCACCACGATCCCGTGACCGGTGCTGATGGTCAGCGTGGCCGCGTTGTCGGTCAGGGCCACGTTGCTCACGGTGGCGACGACCTCCGAGCCCTCGGTAAAGGGCTGGATCTTCTGGTTCTGACCGTTGACGTCGGTCTCCAGGATGATGCACTCGCCGTACTGCGCCACCATCCGACCCATCTCATCCCGCTGGTGCGGCACGAAACCGGTGACGGTGGTGGTGCGGCTGGCAGCGATGAACCGCTGGGCCAGGCGCTTCGGCATCACCAGGTACTTCTGAGCGCCATCGGCCTCGACGTCGCCGATCACCTCATCCAGGGTGGACAGGGACAGCGCACCGGTGCCGGGGTTGAAGTACTGGCTGGTGGCGCTGGTCACCCGGGCCCGCAGGCCGTCCATCTGGCGGGGGTCGGTGCCGCTGTTGCCGTTGATGAACAGATCCTCGAACGCCTTGCGGGCGCTGCGGACCTGCTGCAGCGTCTGGCTGGTGCGGGCACCTTCGCCACGGGTCTCGACGATGAACTTGTCCACGTCGATGTCACCGCCGAACGGGCGCAGGGCCTCGCTCATCGGGTTCAGCACGCCGTAGCTCTTGCCGTGGGCTTCATTGATGCCACGGAAGCCGACGTTCGGCAGGATGCCTTCCTGGTTGTAAAACAGGCCGGCGCCAGGGGTGTTCTCGAACGGGAGAACGCCCATGATCGGGCCTTCGGCAATGGTTCGGATGGTGGCCAGGGTCAGGGGGTCCTGAACGTATTTGGCCGCCTCCAGCAGGGTCATACCCATGTCAGGGTCTCCAGAGGGGGAAGGGTTGGGAAGACGGCCTCGCGCCGGTTTGCCCGGGGCATCGCGCCGCCTGGCGCTGTAGCTTTCCGGCCCTGTCTTGCGGCCCGCGCACACGCGAAAGGGGCCGCATCCGCAGCCCCCTGATGATCACCAACCAGCTCGCCTCCGATCAGTTGCCCCGCTGGTAGGCCGCTGTCATCAGTTGAGACGGGCTGAGCTTCGACAGATCCTGCCCGTCGGACAGGGCGGCACCCCGGCTGCTGTTGAAGCCGCCACCGGTGCCCTGCTCCGGCTCAAACAGGATCCCCAGCACCGGCGACCGCTGCGCCACCGTCCGGGTCCAGGCGATCGGGTCCACCCGCTTGCCCGTCTCGCTGTCGATCACGGGCTGGCCCGTGGCGTCAACCACATAGGGGCTGCCGTCGTCCGCCAGGGCGTAGTTGCTGGCCCGCTGGCCATAGAACAGGTCGAAGTAGGTGGTGCCCAGCTCATCCGCGCCACTGCGGCCCTTGGCCGCCTGGAACACACGCTCGAGGACGACCCGGCGACGCTCCTCGACCCGCGCCTGCTTCTCGGCGTTCAGCTGCTCCTGCACCGTGCGCAGCTGCTGCCCATAGGTGGCCTCAGCCTCAGCCTTGACCCGCTCGACCGCCTGCTGCTGCTCCGCCAGCTTGCGCTGGGCCTCGTCAGCCTCGGCCTTGACCTGGGCGAACGTCTCCGGGTCGATGCGGCCCTCCAGGGCCTTCATCTGGGTGCGCAGGGTGCTGAGCTCCCTGTCGAGCGCCTTGGCCCGGTCGCGCTCGGCCTGCAGCGCCCGCAGGCCCGCATCACCCAGCTGCTCATCGGTACCGCTGCCGCCAGATCCACCGCCGCCGGCAGCGTCATCCGTGCCGGGCTCGACGGTGCTGGTAACCCCCATCAGCGTCGCGCTGAGTTCGGGGAAGTTGTTGAATCGAAGTCGCACAGGGATCGCCCCATAGTTGCGCTGGAGCTTTCCGGCCTTCAGCCGGGGCGCTGCGGCGTCGGCCGGGCCTTGATCTGCCGCAGCTCCTGCCGCTCCAGGAACGCCGCACGGTTGACCGCCTGGCGGATCGCCAGGGCCTCGATCAGCGCCGAGGGGTCGCGGTCGGGTGCGGGGGTGGAGGCGGTCACGGGGTCAGGTCAGCATCAGAGAAGCCCAGCGCCCGCAGGCTGGCGTAGCACTGGCCCGGCAGTCCGCCATCGGTGTACCAGAGGGTCTCCACGTACCTGAACGACGGCATGATCCCGCCAGGGGGGTAGGGTTGCGTCGGCGGGTATTCGAAGTCACCGCCACCGGATGGGACGGGGATAGCAGGGTCACCGATCGCCGCGAAGACGCTTGGGGTGTAGAGATAGGCTGGCACATACTCCGGGTAGCCGCTGTTCGTCGGCAGGCTTTCCTCTGGCACGTTCAGCCCGCCGGGGTTGTACGTGAAGCCAGGCTTGACGGTGTTGGAGTCGGTGATCACTGATTCCGCGTTCCACCAGATCCACCTAGGGTCTGACATCCTGCGAGGACTGCCGAGCTGATTCACGCTCAATGCCGCCTGCCACGGCATCCGACCGGCCATGTAGGTCTTCAGCGCGTTCGGTGTGTCGACACTGCGAACACTTGAGGGCGTGACCAGATAGCACTGCACAGTTTCGATCCTGTTGTAAACCAGGCCCCAGTCGTTCACGTAGTAGTAATTGTTGCGGATTTCGGCCTGACTGCCTGGTACGAACGTATAACTGGTAGCGTAGATGACGCCGCTTGTCGTCTGGGCGACCCGGGCATAGATTGCCGCGCTTCCCCCAGCGGGCAGCACCAGGGTCCGCCATTCGGTCTGACCCATGGGGAAGGACATCGCCGATATTGTGCCGGCGTCAACCGTCAGGTCTGGTCTTTCCGCCACGTGTGACTGAATCATCACCCCAGACAGCGGGCTGGTCGGCGCTGCCGGGTTGCCGTGGACGACGTTCGCCGATGCGCCTGAGGGCGAGGTGATCCGCCAGGCCTCCGGCTGCTGCTGGCTGAACGGGTGCCGGGTGTGAACCATCCAGTGCACGCTGGCGCTGCTGCCCCCATAGGCCGGCACAAACGGCTCCGGCCGCACGTACCGGCCCTGCTGCGCACCGCCTCGCCGGCCGATCGGCCTGTGGCCTGGTGGCTGGCTGTAGCCCTCGCCTGATCCGCTCGACAGCGGCAGCCGACCCCTGGTTGCGCCGTCACGGCCCTCCGCCAGGATCCGCTCGCGCTGGCGCCGCTTCTCCATCGCGTCCCGGTTCGCCAGGATCCGATCCTTGACCGCCCACAGGATCCGGTCAGGCACCAGCTGCAGGTCGAGCAGCAGGCTCATCAGTTGTCGTTCGCCAGCAGCAGGGTGAACGTCTGCTCCTGGCCCGACTGCAGCACCTGCTGCTCAGTGAACAGGCCGATGCTGTGCGGGTAGGTGGCCGACCCGATGCGGATCAGCACGCTGTCGTAGCTGTAGCCCGCACCCGTGGAGCTGAACAGCGCCTGGATCACCGGCAGCTCAAACCGCCCAGTGGACACGTTGTAGGCCCCGGCAGCGATGGTGCCGGTCACGTCCGCGTAGCCGTTGGCGGTCGCCACCTTCACCGCATCCCAGGCCGCAACCGTGCTCGCGTCGGTCAGCACCGTGTCCTGCTTGTAGTGCAGGCTCACCCGATAGGTCTGGCCCACGAACGCCAGACCGGCCTGGCGCTCCAGCTCCTTCGGCGTGATCGTGAACGCGATCGTCATCAGGCGGCCACCGTCAGGGTCAGCACGCCAGCGGACGGGTCGAGGTCAAGGAAGAACGTCTCGTTCGCCGCAACCAGCGTGATCGTGCTGCCGTAGTCCCACCAGCCCAGCAGGTTCTTGCCGGTCGCCGTGTTGTTGTAGAGCACCGCATAGCGGAACGGCCCGAAGCCCGCACCGGTGCCGGTCCAGGTGGCTGGATCAGCCAGCACCAGCTTGTAGACACCTGCGCTAACGCTGCTGCTGGTGATCGCGCAGCTCTTGCCCCCGGTCACGTAGCCGTTGCCGTTGGCGATCTCCGCCGGGCCCGTGGTGCCCGTCACGCCGTCGTAGGCGGTGTGCGTGGCCTGGTTGGGTGCAGCGTTGCTCAGGTAGACCTTGAGGTCGTCGCTGCCCAGGTTGTGGACCTTCTCTGCCAGGTTCTCCAGCAGGCAGTGGAAGGGGGTGAACGTGGCAGTGGCCATCGGGCACCGTCAGGGGTGCCGTAGGTTTCCGGCCTAGACCGGGCCGATCACTCGATCCGGCCGGCGCCAGCTTGGGTACTGGGGATAGCTGGGCGCCGTGCGGAAGGCTGGGTTCTGCCAGATTGCCCCGAACGCCGAGGGGGCCGGTGCCAGGGCCATCGCAGCCTCGGTGTGGCCGGCGAGCAGGGACGGAAACGCTGACAGCTCGGACAGAGCCATGGCGGCTTCGGTGTGGCCGGCGAGTCCTAGGGAGGTGACTTCAGCCATCAGCTTGTCTTGACCCAGATTGCAGGAATGGCAGAGCTGCTCACTCGCTGGCAGGTATAGGTAGCTCCAGAAATAGTCACCGTGTCACCCCAGTTGCCGGTATTGTAACTGCTGACCAGAATGTCAGAGTTGACACGGCCGAGGTAGTGGGAGTCTCCATAGATGCCGCTCAACTCAAAGAAATAGTTAGCACCGTAATTGTCATTTGGAGTGATAATTCTGCGCGAAGCGGATCCACCGTTGGGGAACCCTATATAGGGTGCGGTGTTGCGTGACTGCGGCGTGTATAGGTACGCATCACTGCCAAAGCTTGAGCTACTTTGATAAAGCAGCCACTTGCCAAGCCCAGAAGCGGGATAGTAACTGCCGGCCTTCATTGCATCGGTTGACAGGCGGGCAAGCATCATCATCGTGCCTGAGCTTGCCGACTGCGTGGTTGAGTAGACAAACCAAGGCAGGGCGCCTGTCGCTTCGTAGGCCGTAAAATGCGACCTGCCAGGTGACAGGCTGCCATCCATGGTGCTGGAGTTGATTAAGCTAAGGGATCCGTAGCCATTGGTGGCCGATCCAGCCGTTCTCCCGTAGTAACAGCCACCCGTAAATCCATCACCACCAGAGCCAGAGTTTCTTGTCGCAAAACTAAAACCATAATCACTGCCAGTATCACCAGCGGCCCGCGCCCTGAGCAGCCAGCGCACAGCATCGCTTGATCCGCGAGCCGTGGCATTGCCAGGATTCGCCACCATCTCGATCACCGCCGGATCATTGATCGCCGTGATCCAGTTCGTCAGCTGCGTGTTCAGCTTGTAGCTCGGGTCGTCCGCTGACCACGTAGGGCTGGCCCACACCTGGTTGGCAATAGTCGTGAAGGCGGAAGTGACAACGGCCATGTCAGCTGATCTCCTCGTAGGCGATGGTCAGGTCGAAAGCATTGGCGGCAGACGTCTGCGCATACACCGCATGACCCTCCTCCAGGTAGAGGTAGTCCTCGCGGGTCGTCACGATCAGCGCCTGCCCCGCCGGCACGCTCACCCCTTTCACCAGGTAGCGATGCGTGCTGCCCACGTATCGGCTCACGGTCAGCGTGCGGCTCTCCGTGTCCACGTTGCAGGCCCGGATCGTGGTCAGCTTCAGCGCCTTGCCGCTGGCGGCGCCGTTCGACAGCGTGGCCGCCAGGGTGGTGCCGACCGCATAGCCATCGGTCTTGCCGATGACTGAGCCCGGTGCCCTGAGGTTTGGAGCAGCCATGCCGCCGTGCGATGCCCCTTAGTTTGCCCAGCCCTCCGGCATGATCTCCGCGAAGTAGTCGTAGTTCTGAAACGCCCAGTCCTGGAAGAACTCGCCCAGGTCACCGAAGTAGACCATGCCGTAGGTTCGGCCCTCCAGCTCCACGCTGCCCGCCTGCCCCACGATCGCCCAGCCCCTCGACGGTGACCCCTGCTGGCCGGTGACCGACAGCTGGGCCGCCTGGCCGTAGAGCACGCGATCGCCAGGGCCCAGCAGCCGCCCTGCAGTGCCCTGGAGCGCCACCCCGCCCGGCTGGCCCTGCACCCTTGCCGATCGCAGCAGGCCCGCCGCAATGCCGCCCAGGTCCACGTCTCCCGCTGCGCTCACGATTGAGTAGCTGCGCTGGATCGCGCCCACCTGGCCCGTCACCTCCAACCCCAGCGGCTGCCCGCCGATCCGCCAGCCCTTGGCCTGGGTGGCCACCATCACGTGCCGGCTGACCACCGTGGCGCTGATCACCGGCAACGCCAGCCGGTAGTCCCGCACCAGCAGCATCACCCGATGCCGGGTCACCAGCGCCGCTGCCATCCGCTCCTGATACGGCAGCACCACCCGCGATGGCGTCAGCTCCAGCGGGTACGTGTCGCTCCCGTTGGTCGGCAGGCTGTCCCAGATGTTGCCCGGACTGGCCGGGTCAAAGCCCACCGGTGCGGCGATGCTGTTCGCGGGGGCCGGGTCCGCTGGTGCCGCGGGGGCCGGCAGCACCGGCAGGTTCTCGATCGGAACCGGCAGCTTGAACCACGCGGCGGTCATTCCGGCGGCCTCCCGATCCCGCCGTTGAGCACCGCATCGCACCCGGCCACGATGCCCTGATCCGTGAACGCCCAGGTGCTGCCGTTGACGCGGAACGCACCGGTCACCCCGGCAGCCTCGATGTAGACCGTGCCCAGCGGTTCGGTCGGGAGGTTCTCGACCTCCATCTGCAGGCTCTTGCCGTAGAGGGTGCCGATCTCCAGCTCGTACTGGGTCTGCGCATACTCCCGCACCGCTGCGGGGGCGTTGCCACGGTTCAGCACCCGGATCAGCTCGTTGTCGCTGATGCTGCCCTCCAGCCAGTCCGCAGGGGCCAGCATGGTCGACGAACCGAACGAGGCGGTGCCCACCGTTTCGTCATTGACCGAGGCGTCGAACGTGTACTCGTTGGTGATCCCGTAGTCCAGCCCGCCGGTGTCGGCCTCCTGGCCGCTGCCGTCGTATTCGTCGTCCAGCTGGTTGTTGACGTCGTTGTACTCCTCCTGCTGCTGCCGCTCGGGGTCCGGCGCCGTTTCAGCACGGCCACGGCCGACGCTGGTGCGGACCTCGATGCCGTCGAACACCAGCCGGGACTGCAGGTCAACGAGCGCCAAGGTTTCGGTTACACGGTCTGCATCCGGCAGCTTGCTGATGGCCTCCATCACAATCGCGCCGGCCGCCGCGCCCTCCTGGGTGGCGCCGATCGCCGCGTAGCGCTCGGTGGTGACCTGGCTGATGTCCCTGGAGCTGTCCGGCACCGTTGTCACCACGACCCGGCTCACCAGCAGGTCGTCGTAGCCCAACGACACCCCCTTGTAGGACTTGATGCCCAGCTTCCCGGCGAACGAGATCCGGGGCTCGCGCTCCTCCGTGACCTCCCGCGACACGTAGGGGCCCGTCAGCGGGTCGATGTCGTAGAAATACTCAGTGGTGCTGATGTAGGTCAGCGAATCACCGGCCCGCGCCTGCTCCGGCACCTCCAGCTTGCTGCGCCACCGGCTGGGGTTGGCCTCACCGATGCACTTCGTGCTCTTGGTCGTTCGCTTCGCGGCCACGTCCTGCGTCCGCCAGGTGCCCTGCACGAACTGCTGCCCGCCCGGTGGACCAGAGAACACGCCCAGCAGGTACTCGGTCTTGGTGATGTTGCCGGCCTCACCGAAGGTGGTCTGCTTGACCCTGTAGTTGTCCCAGTCCTCTGCCTTGGCAAAGCCAACGCCCGGAAACTCGATGAACACCATCGTCACGTATTCGGTGATTGATTCCGATTCGCCAACGTGGCTGACTTCAGCGACACGTGTAACCTTGGCGCCGTTCACCGTGGCCTGATACTGCACGGCGTGCTTGGTCAGGGCAACAACTTTCTCAACCGTGCGATCCCGCAGCGCCATGCCTTCTACCCGCCCTGCGATACAGCGATCGACCTAGCTTGCCAGTTCTTCGGTGCCGTCAGCGCCTGATACATCACCTTCATGCCCTGTATCTCCTGCGGACTGGTCACGATCGGCTCCATGTCGATCAGCCGGTTGCGCCGCAGTACCGGCCCCCGCTTGCCGCCCGTGCTGCGCACCTTCCTGATCACCAGCTGCTCGGCAGGGTTCAGGAACGCGAAGCAGCTCTCGCTGCGGATCATCTCCGCCGCCACCGCCAGGTAGCCCCGCGTCAGGTCGTACCGCGCCCGCACGTACCGATGCACCAGGGTGTAACCGCTGCCGGCGATGCTGACGCCCAGCTTCGTCATGCAGTAGGCCACCACGTCCTGCGCACGGGCCGGGATCACCATCTGTCCCTTCATGGTCTCCGGCAGGTCCAGCCACCACTGCGGCGCCACTGAAAGGGTCTGCAGCTGATCCGCCAGCCGCACCGATTCGCCCATCGTCAGCTTGCACCCCAGCTGCACCGTGGTCACCCCATCGATGGGGTCAGCCGAGAACGACAGGGCCCGCACCGTTCGCGGGAACCGGGTGACCTTGCCGTTGCGCAGGTACCCCAGCTTCACCAGGCTTCCGCGCTTCGGCTGGTAGATCCCATTCAGCACCACCTGCCCACGGGTCCGCACCACCCCGTCCTCCTGCACGAAGCTGTCGCTCAGCTCACCGCTGATCACCGGCCCCAGGCTGCAGAACACCCGCGCCCTGATGTCAACGGTCATGGCGTCTGCTTCAGGGTGATCGACACGATGTAGCGTTCCACCACCGCGCCATTGCTCACGATCTGGTCCCGCTCGAGGCTGGGCCCGGTCACCGGGAACCACACCCCTGATGCCGGCTTGCTGCTGATGGTCGTCCGGTACCAGTTCTTCACCGCCGTCCACCCTGCGCTGGTGGTCCACCCCCGCAGGTTGCGCACCTCCGTGGCCGCCAGGGGGCCGCTGATGTAACCCGTGCCGGTGGCCGTCAGGCTCATCGTGGGCCCGTCATCGAAGCCCTCTGGCTGGTCCAGCAGGGTCAGGTTCGCATTGCCCAGCGACCAGGTGCCATAGACCGGGGTGAACGCATCGCCCGCCAGCCGGCCGGCCTCCTCGTCCGCCAGCAGCACCGCCAGCGACTGCGCCGCATCCACCAGCTGAAAGCTGACGGACACATAGGCCCCGGCCGCTGATCCCTCCGGCGCCTGGGCGAACCAGCAGCCGACATTGCTCCAGGTCTTGCCGTAGGCGCTGCCCGTGAACGCCACCGTGGTGCCCACCACCCGGCTGGCGATCGTCGGCGCCTCCGTGATCCTGACCGCCCGCCAGGCCTCGTAGATGCTCAGCAGCGACAACCACTGCGCTGGCGTGGCCAGGCCCTGCACGGACCACAGCCGCACGCTGCGGCCCTGGGTTTCATCGCTGGCGCTCCACCCGAACGGCTGCGCCTGCAGGTGCTTCAGGGTCAGCGCCCCAACGGTGACAGCCACTACCGCATCCTCCCCATCTGGTTCAGGAACGACACGGCGCTGCCATCCGACCGCACCTTGACCCCCACGTTCCAGGTTTTCCGCGCCAGCTCGCTGATCGCCTGCCGCAGCCGGCCGATCTCCACCGCCTGCTGCGCCAGCACGCCAGTCGCATCACCGCCGGCCACCACCGCCCCCGCGCCCCGCAGGCTGGCCCCGGCGCCGCCGCCGAAGACCCCCTGCTCCTTGAGCTGGGCGGTCACCCCAGCGGGCAGCACCACGCCCGGACGGGGCGCCCGCCACAGGCTGTTCGCCGGTGCGTTGATCAGGCTGAGCCGCCCGCCGGGGCCCAGCAGCGACTCCTGGCCCAGCTCGTTGATCCGGTACGACGTGCCGGCCTCCACCGGGCCGCCGGTCCACCGGGAGCCGGGCAGGGCGGAGGCCTGCAGGAGCGACTGATAGAAGGACTGGGCGGAGCTGGCGCTGGTGCGCATCTTGTCGGCCAGACTGCCGGCCTGGGTGGCTGCATTGCGCACCTCCCCGGCGATCCTGGGATCTGACACCTGCTTGCTGTAGCCCGCAGCGGACGACAGGTAGCCGGCGAAGTCCCGGCTGCCCTGCACCGCCGCCGGGGCTTTCTCGCCCAGCTTGACGAAGCTGCCGCTGATCGCTCCCGCTGGATCGGCCGCGTTCTTGAGGGCCTCGACCAGCTGCCCCGCTGGCGTGCCCGCAGCGCCCAGCGATCGGCCGATCTGGATCGTCCCATCAGCCGCCTGGCGCACCTCCAGCCCGGTCGCGGCAGCCAGCTCACGCAACCGCCGCTGACCGCCCTCCGTCAGCCCCTGGCTGGTGGCCAGCACCTGGAAGCTCTGGTTCACCCCCTGCATGGCCGCGACCGTGCCGTTGGCCTCCAGCCGCAGGCCCATGGCCGCCGCCTGCGCCTGCAGGGCATTGCGGGCCGTCTCGGCGCCGGCGGCGGCGATCTGCTGCTCGATCGGCTGGGTCTGGGCCAGGGTCTCGCGGCGCTGGATCTCCAGCTGCACCACCTGCTGCGCGAGCTCCAGCTTCTGCTGGGCCAGCGCCGTCGCTCGCTCATCCCCCTTGCCGATCGCTTCCTGCACCGCCGCCTCAGCCTCCAGTTGCTTCACCCGGGCGCCCTGCACCGCCAGATCGGCATCAATCCGCGCTCGCTCCTGCGTCAGCGACAGCGACTGCCGCTCCAGCTCCTGGATTGACAGCAGGGACTGCGCACGGGCCTGCAGCGCCTGGGCCTCGATCAGCTGCCCGTTGCGCTTGATCGCCTCGATCTCGGTCTCCGATGCCCCGCGCTGCTGCGCTGCCTGGAGCTCGTACTGGTTGCGGGCCTTGGCGATGTCGAAGCGGCTCTGTTCCAGCCCCTGGCTGGCCTGGGCCAGCTTGATCAGGCTGTCACCGATCTGCAGCGACAGCTGAAGCCGCTGGCCGGCAAGCGCTGCGGTGTCGAGTGCCACCGCGCTGCGGGAGGCTTGGTCCTGAAGCCGCACGCCCTCCGCCGTGGCGGTCTGCATCTGCGCGGCCAGCGCCCTTGACGCCACCTCGGCCTGCGTCAGTCCGCCAGCCGCCTTGCCGCTCTCCTGGCCGAGTCGCCCCGCTTCTGTTGCGGTCTTCCCCGCCTCCTTGCCGCTTTCCTTGAAGCGATCAGCGATGAACTTCAGCAGCACGCTTGCGCCCGACAGGCCGGGGATTGCCGACTCAATCGCGCCTTTGAGCAGCCCGCCGTTGCGCTGGGCTGCGTTGGCCAGTAGTCCGAACGCCTTGGCGATCACCGTGGCTGATGCCTCCAGCTCCGGCGAGAACAGCTTCGTCAGCGCAACGGTGGTGTCCGATGCTGCGTTCTTGATCCTGGTCAGGCTGCCGCTGATGGTCCTGCCGACTTCATCCGATGCCTTGGCAGCGGCGCCTGATGCGCTGGCCTGGTTCTCCAGGAAGTCGTTGTACTTCGCCAGTCCGTCATTCAACAGCGGCTGAACCGCCGCCAGGGCCTCAACCGAGCTGAACAGGACCGAGTTCTGCTGCACATTGCCCCGGGTCTTCTGCGCCACCTCCTCCAGCAGCCCGCCGAGGCCCTTCGCTTTCAGCCCCTGAGCGTTGAACTGGATCCCCAGCTTGCTGGCCAGCGCGGTCGCCTCTGCGGTCGGCTTGAGCACCGCGCTGATCGCCTGCCGCAGGCCGGTGAAGGTCTGGTTGACCGGCACGCCGTTTGCGGTTGCTGCTGAGATCGCGGCGTTCAGCTCATCGATGCTGATTCCACCAGCGGCGGCGATGGCCGCCACGTTGCCGATCTCCCTGCCGTACTCGGCCAGCACGATCTTGCCGTCGTTCTGGGTCTGGATGAACCCGTCCACGATCTTGGCGGCATCTGCGCTGGTCAGCCCGTAGGCGTTGATCACGGAGGTCAGCGCATTGGCGACCGTCCCCAGATCAGAGAAGCCGCCCTTCGCGCCGAACGCTGCAGCCTTGAGGATGTCACTGGCCTGCGCAGCCGTTGCAAAGCCAGACGACGCCACGTCATAGGCAGCGGTCGTCAGCTCGATCTGGCTGTAGTTGTTGCCCAGCTCCCTGGACACATCGGCCAGCCGTGCGGACAGCTCATCACTGTTGATCCCCAGCGTCCGCACCGCCGCCGCCGCATCGTCGGCCGCCGTCATCTGCCGGAACGAGTAGGCCAGGGCCGCTGATGCCGACACGCCGATGCCAAGCCCGGCCAGCCCCTGGCTGACCATGCCCAGCGACGCAGACATGGCACCCAGTTTGGAATTGACCTGCGCCGCGTCCTGCCCCACCCTCAGGAACTGCCCGGTGGCCCCCCGCAGTCGCTCGCCGGCTCCCCCTGCCGCTGCGCCAATCTTCCCGAGCGCCTCGCCCAGCTGTCCGACCTTGGCGCCAGCCCCGGGTGCCGCCTCGCCCGCCCGCTTCAGCGAGTCCTCAACCTGTCGGCCGGCCTGCACTCCGCCGGCCTGCACCTGCTTGAACCCCTCGAGGATTGCCCGGAAGTCCGCTGTGCCAACAACCCTGAACTCACGATCCGCCATCAGCCCGCACCCCCGCTGACGTGCGCCTCAGGGTTGACCCACCGGATCACGAACTGATCCAGCAGGCCCAGCCCCTCCCCTGGCGGGTCGCCGTCGATCTGCGTCGTCGTCGCCCCCGGCAGCCAGCCGATCACCCGCTCGGCCACCGCCTGGAGCTGGTCACGATCAGCACCGGGCCACTCGCTCACGTAGATCCGAAACGTCGGCTGGGACCGGTAACCGCCATCGAGCAGCCACTCCGGCGACAGCCGAGGCGTGGTGATCACCACCTCAACCCCACCGATCGCCGTGCCCTCCGGCAGCCGCTCATTGCGCTTCAGGGCCGCAATCGCCGGCAGCGACTGCCCATCCGGCAGCTGATACACACCCAGCAACCGCAGCAGCCCCGCGTCGGACACCAGCAGGTCGTAGATGGCGCCAGCGGTCGCCGGGAGTGCCATGGGCCAGCCTCACTGCCGTAGGTTTCCGCCCGGAAAGCTCCCGCAACCGCCGAGCGCCGCCATGTCCTGCCGAACGTGCCCGCGCTGCGGCGCCCGCTGGATCAATGGGCAGCTCTACTGGGCCACCGGCAAGCCAGGCAGTGACCTCGACCTCGCCGGCCTGGTCTGCAACCGGGTGAAGGACCCAGCCTGCGTCAACGCCCTGCGTGGCATGGACGGCGGCGACACCTGGGAGGCACGGGCCGCCAGGCTGGGCGGGATGGACGATGCGATCAGGCGCTGCGGCATCGAGCCGACGCCATGAAAAAGGCCCCCGAAGGGGCCGGTCCCATGCGATCAGCTCAGTTTGCCGATCAGGCGAACTCCAGCTCATAGGGGCCGTAGGCCTTGAGCGTGCTGCTCCAGCGCACCACACCAGCAGCCGGCGGGGTTTCGCTGAAGCCGGTGAACCGCCCGAAGCCATAGGTCACCTCGTTCACGCCGGTGGGGCCCACACGCGCGTATTTGACCATCAGGCCCTCGCGCACCGACTCCTTCGAGCACAGGCGCAGCAGCTTGTAGGCGGTGTCGTTGTGATCGCTCACCCCCTCCAGGGTCCAGCTGAAGGTCTTCTTCGTGGCCAGGCTGGCATCGAAGCCCTGGAGCTCGTCGTCGTAGGTGTCGACGGTCTCCTCCGATTCGCCCTCCTCCGGCGCCGCGTTGCTCAGGCCCAGCAGCCGGATCGGGCTGGCGGTGCCGTCAAGCACCAGGGCCGGCAGCACACCGCCGGCAGCGACCGCCGCCGAGGCGATGTTGCTGCCGGTCTTGTCGTAGGTCAGCGTGAACGGCGAGCTGGTGGTCACCGCCTTCACGGTGTAGGTGCCGTTGAGGCTGGTGAACGGGGCCGGCAGGTTGGCCACCACGATCCGCTGCGCCACGGTGAACCCATGGGCCGCCGCGAAGGTCAGGGTGACCTCGTTGGTGGCCAGCGCCGCGTTGGTGATCACCTTCAGCGTGCCCACGCCCAGGCCCAGGGTGGCGCCGGTGCCGGCCTTGATCACCGCCAGGTTGTTGGCCAGCGGGGTGCTGTTGTCGATGAACTTGCCGGTGCCCAGGCCTGCGGTCGGCAGCAGGGTGGCGAAGTTGATCGAGTCCTTGAGGATCGGGCTGATCCAGAACTTGTAGCCGTAGGCCTGTTTCCAGTTCTGTGCCATGGACGATGCCGGGCATCGCCCGGGAGTGACCCCATG